AAAAATATCGTATTAGATTAACATAAGAAACTTTGCCGAAGAAACTAAAATTGGAGGAAGAATTCCTTCTCAAGACACGCTCAATACAGTCTCCGAGAAGGTCTCTAATAAAACTATTGGCACCAAGTATCCTATAACTCAAAACTTTAATAGAGGCTACTTCTCCCAAGCGCCTAACGAAGAAGCAGCTAAGAGTGCTCTTTACCAACTCTTGAGAACGGAGCCAGGAGAGCGGTTATTCTTGCCTGATTTTGGTTGTTCTCTAAACTCTTTACTCTTCGACCCTTATGATGATGATTTGTTAGAGGATATTAGAGATAGGCTAGTAACTTCTGTATCCACCTATCTGCCTACAGTTAAAATCTTAAGACTAAGAGTAACCCCAATTACTAACAACGCTATTCCTACAATATTAGTATCGCTATGGTGCCAGATTAGAGGAGAAGTAAACTCAAACTTTGAAGTGAGCGTGACGATATGACATTCAACGGCAAAGTAGAATCAGACTTCATGAAATTAGTGAAGTTTCCAGAGACTAGAAAATCAGACTTAATTAATTTTGCTGGGACGGACTTTGATTCATTTCGAGTTAATTTAATTAACTATATCAAGGCAGTCTACCCATTAGATTTTAATAATTTTATTGAGTCTGATTTTGCTGGGATGCTTATGGATTTAGTATCCTATGTAGGCGCAACCACTAGTATGAAGGCGGACTTCCTAGCAAATGAAAACTTTCTAAGAACAGCTAAATCTAGAAACAACGTCAAGAAGCTTTTAGAGTTAGTTGGGGTCCGGATGAAAGGACCTATCAGCGCAGCAGCAAATGCTAGACTAAGTTTTGACATTTCTCCATATAGATCAGATATTCTTCCTAACGATATTGAAGATGAACTAGAAATTACTAGAGAACAAAGAACAATAAGCATAGCATCACCTGAAGATGGTAGACCTCTAAATTATACTTTGTATAAAGTAGTAAATGGGTTGGTAGAAGTAGAAAACAAAGATAGTTCTTTAATTCTTAAAGAAGCTGAAGCAGCAGACGCCACTAACCCTGTAGTCCCAGGTAGCGCGAGAGTTCATGAGAATTTAGTTCTACTAGAAGGTGCTTTTGTAACAACTAGTGGAACTTTTGGAGAAGGCACTGGAATTAAAACCGTAAGCCTAAATTTAGGACCTATTGTTGAAGGCTCGGTTAGTGTTTTTATTGATGGTAATGCAGACTCAAGCGGGGTCTACACTCAAGTAGATAATATCTACTTCGCATCAGGACCTAGTGACAAAGTATTTCAATTAGTAAGTGACGATGATTTTAAAGCAGTTGTTGTTTTCGGTGATAATCTAATCGGACAGGCTCCGAGAGCTGAAGATGATTATATCATAAGTTATCGAGTCGGAGGAGGGTCAAGAGGTAATATAGCAAATAGCCTGTTAAACAGTCAGCTAACTGTAACAAATAGAACAGCAGGAACTGAAAGCCAAGCTACTCTTGAAAACATATCCATAGGAACTGGAGGCTCTGATGCTGAAACAGTGGATAGAGCTAAGAGATATGCAGGGCTTACTTTCAGACGCCAGGATAGGTTAGTCACTTTATTGGACTACGAAACTTTCGTTAACGGCTTCATGAGTTCTTATGGCTCAGTGGGAAGAGCTACAGCAGCAGTTAGGAGAGCTTTCTCATCAGCTAACATTATTGATGTTTATGTTTTAGAGAAAGCTAGTGATACACAATTAAGGAAAGCTACCCCAACATTTAAAAAGCAACTTTTGGACGCGATCGAGCCTAAGAAAATGTTAACTGACGAGATCGTCGTTGTTGATGGGTTAGTAAGAACCTTAGATTTAGTAGTTACTCTTCGTGTTGATAGAGAAATTAGAGAACAAGAAGAAGTAATTAAAAATCAAATGCGTGATCTAATTCAACGCTACATGAGTATTGATAATAGATATTTTGGTCAAGAATTTTCTCCGCAAGATCTTGCTAGAGAAATATTTAAAAATCCATATGTAATATATGCTACTGTAGATAATTATCCAAATGTTATTAAAGCAGACTTTAATGAGATTATCCAATTAAATAATCTTACAATTAACATTACACGAGTATAATGGCTAACCGATATTCTAATAATGAAAATCTCTATAGTAAGAGAAATTTCTCTGAAATTATAGAGAGGCTTATTCCATCTCTTTACATAGAAGATGATATTAAAACTTTTGGTAAAGCAGATAATATTTTAGATATCGTTATTGAATCTCATATAAAAATTGCAGACAATATTGCGTCCATAATTAATGTATCAGATGGTTCTTTCTTTAAAAGCATAACAACCTATGATGGAATAGCTCCATTCTTCATTAAACAAAATTTATACTTAGAATCTACGCCTTATGATTTTTATAAGACTATCTTATTAAAAGATAATACAAGACTATCAGATTTTGACAGCAAAGCTGTCTTTAAAAATTATGTAGATAATGATCTAATCCCAAAAATTCAAACGAATTCACCTACGTTATTAACTCATGATGAGTTAATTCAAAATCTGGGTTGGTTTTACTTTCTAGCTAGTGGAAACCCCTCAGTAGAGGTAGAACCATCTTCGATAGTATCTAACTATCTGGTGGAGAGAGTTTTTGAGAGTGACGGTATAACCCTAGCTGATGGCATTAACTGTCTAACTGAATACTTATGGTATAACCCAAGCTTAAATCAATACATCCCTAGTATGTTCTTGTCTAGCACAGGAACTTACACTAGCGGAACTCAGCAGTTAGAAAAACTAAAAACTATTAATAATATTATATACTCAAACGAATATTTTGATAGAAGCGACACTAAAGTATATCAAGCTTTTGATGAGTATAAAACATTAAACTATTTCCAAAAAGAACTTTTATCAGACGGCCCTTTTTGGAAATTGCTTAAAGCTTTCTCATTCTCCTTCGCTGACATACAAAATGAGACTGATAAAATAGGCATTTTATATGACCTCCAAGACTGCCCAGACGACTTACTGCCCGAGTTAGCTTATTTGATTGGCTGGGAGTTGATAGGTTCTGATCCAAAGAAGTGGCGTTTACAGTTATACAATGCTGTAGATATTTATAAGAAAACAGGAACAAAGCAAAGCATCCAGGCAGCCATAAACGCTGTGTTTACTGAGGGTGTTGTGTCTCTATCTTCAGACATTAAAGAGCTTTGGGAATCTTACTTACCATTCCTTGCCATGTATGCTTTGGCAACGGAATCTTATCTTTTTAAGAGTTACGACACTTGGACTAGATCAGTCGCTGGTGAGTTAGGGGTGGATAAGTATGACTTAACAAATTTTGAGACTAATATTAGACTTGCTGTAGATAAGATTTTACTTACCCTATTTGAGAAGCATCCCAACTCTTTTAAAATTGGAGGAAGGACTTTCCCTAGAAATACGGTATCTTTCAGGTTTAACTATAGAGGAAGGGACTATCCAATTCCCCCATTTGAAGAGATTCCTTACTATACTACCTGCGAAATTACGGAACAACTCGTCACAGATCTGGTTGATGAGTTAGTGTGCTTTGGGGTTAGACCTGCTTTCGCAGATCAAGTAGGGGAGTATATCCTCAATAATACGATCAGAGCAACGGACGAGATTAGAGAGGAAAACTCATGGTTGATGTTTACATCTTCTCTAGAGATGCCACCAAACTTTAATGATCTTTTGTCAATCCTAGGAGACAAGACAGAGAAATACATTAGTCTTTGGAATGGTAAATCATCGCACTACTATCTCGGATTCTTAGCTCAGGACTTTGATTTCACCAAAGTTTCTTATGAGGAAGACTCGAAACAAGTTATTTTAGTAGCATCAAAAGCAGCCAAAAGCTTCGCGCCCGCGCACTCGATAGCAAATTTTAAAGTAATTGCAGAAGATTCTGATGACTACACTGCAACCGAAGATATTCTTCAAGTCTTGTTTTTCGACTCCGTTGAATCTATCAATAACGGCCCAGACACCTTAACTCTGACTAACTATGAGGACCGAGGAGTAAACTTCTTAGGAAACGAGTTAGAGTTTAGTGGCTTAGGTAGAACCAAATATGATTCTTTAGTTTCTTCAGTATATGTTTCTGGTTTGCTTACACAAAAAGAAAGAAACACGTTCAGAAGAAGAAATTACAGATCAGTTCTAAACATCAACGGTTACTATGATAGAACAGGCTTTAATCAGCCGATGTTCCTAGACAGCGCGATTAGGGACTTTACTTCGGCAGAGAGTGATGAGCTTCTGATGTTAGGCTATATCCCATCATCAGGACAGTTTTATTCTGGGCTAACCGACGACTCATGTAGTGGGCTACTCTCAAGTTATCATCCTACTTTAGAAAGATGTAATACTAAAAACTCAAGTAACTATTTTGGATATTTTACATCTTCAACTTTAAAGAGTCGTGGATATGAATCAATACCAACGGAGCTTGCTGGATCTGCTAATTATTTAGGACGTGATGATTTAGATCCGTTCATTTATTTAATTTACAGAATAGAAACTGAACGAGTTAATAGACTAGCCCAAAAAATAGTAGAAGATAATTATGAAACTTATCTTGCGGATCTAAGATGGAAGAATGTTTCTGGATCAATAGCGAACGGGTTACTCTCATGCGAGCCAGTCATATCTTCTTTAGAGGAGTATAGAAACTATACATTTGGACAAAAAATTCATAGACTGTTCAACCTATACACCTCTTCATTCAATTATCACCCAACGCAAAAATACTCAGACACCGTTAACAGATCAAACATTTTGGTTCACTGCTTCGGTAGTATATTAAACAATAGCAAATTTGATATTTATGGAAGCAAAAATTCTCAATACAATTTCTATGCTTCTAGCTTAGACACTGCGGTAAGACTAACACCGACGAGTGTTTATTTTTCGGGGACAAATCAAGAGTTAGAGCCTTATGGATCTTACTTAATGACCGATGCCTCTAGCTTAATCGCAGAGTCTCCTGGCGAGTTTCCTGTTACGATTGAAGTAGCAAACTCAGGGGTAGCTGAGTATATTGATGTAATTCATACTTCTGGGTCTTCTAAATTTAATGAGTTCACTTTCTACGATATACAAAATAGAAGAACGACATACTCCTATGATAACCCCCTTATTAAGCTAAAGTCTGTAGGAGGCTTACCAAGACTCAGACTTAAAATCGCCGGATCAGATAAGTCGGAAACTTATGAAACTTACAGAGACCACTTCCTACACCCAGATCACGAGTTCAAACTTAGCATAAAAGGACTAGCTGCTTTAGATGATGGTTCTCTTTTAACTGACTCCAGATTAGGAGTTTGGATTCACACTGACTCAGAAAGTAATAAGCACTCTTGGCATTATAATAAAGATGGGCGCTGGGAGTTAGTTCATATAGACGACATAACTAAAGACAAGATTTTAGAAGAGCTGACTCACGTTATACGATTTGACGATCCAGATATAGGAGAAACCTCTTCAGTATTAAGACCTTGTAGAGAAGAAACCTCGGAGACAGTTGATAGAACCGTTAATGAATTTACGGAAGACTTCTTCTCAACA